TCTTGAATACCGTGAAATAATACCACGCGATTTTACAGTATTGTATCTAACAAGAAGTGTATCTAATCCACCCTCTTGTAATGCTAGTTGATGGATTGGATACCTAACATCTCCGTCTAGAATTGCCGTAGATCCATCCCACTCTAGAGACGGGTCTTCTGAATCCCACTGAAAGTTTGGTGTTTCGTTTATCCAACCATCGCTTGTAAGCTTAACAACATACAAGATATTTGTTGTTGCGCCTGATGCACTACGGTCAATGATTAAGAGATATCTGTTTTCATCGTTAATAGTATACCAAACGAATGCTGGGTCTACAGTTAACGGAAGAAATGATAGATCATAGTTTTCGGTGTTGCTATCAAGAACCTTAAAGCCAGCTCTCTTCTCAATAGACTTCTCTACTGTGACGAAGCAGTTATCAATCTCCTGTGCCTCAAAGGGAGTACGCTTTGAGTCTGGCTGTCGGCTTACACCCCCGCTTAATGAGTAAACAGGAATTGTTATTTTCATATTAGTCCTCGTCTAATTGCGGCAGGATCTGTACCAAAGTATGGCGGTCGTTTGCCAGCTGCATAAGAGACATCGTTTGCCCAAATGGTTCTTTGCTTTGCTGAGATATCATTTGCACGTGACCGCATACGATCAAGCATCTCTCGTTGTGCCAAGTAGTTGTCTACGGCTGGATCTGCTTGAGTGTATAGCTGATACTTTCTGGTAGCAGCTGAAAGAATTGTACGCTGAGAGTTTGTATCTAGTTGGTCGTATTGTAAGAAGTTAATCTGCTCAATACGATAATCGCCATCTACCCAAACATCTGTGTCTTCTGTCATGTTCCAAAGCTTTGGAGGATTTCCCTCTTGTACTCTGGCAACGATGGCTGAACCATCTTCTGTTTGGTGTAACGATAGTAACTTAGCATCGAGTACACCACCAAAGTCTGTGTTTGGATAACCCAAAAGAATGTATCCTTGAGCATCTGGCTGTACTGTCTTAATGATCTTGTTATTAGCTAAACCTCTTAATTGATATTCAAGTGAGGCTTGGTCTAAGAGAAATTCTGAAATTCCTGTATCAATACCACTTGCTTCGTTAAGATCCGCAACAAGCGATTCTCCAGCAGCAAGCAGCATTTGATTTACTGCATCTAGTTTAGTTAAGTATCCCATGTTGTTTACCTTTCTAAGAAAGAAAAAAAAACCAAGAGTCCCCTTTCGAGGACTCTTGGCTAGATATATGATCACCGTTCCATTACAAAAGTAATAGAAGTATCCTACACTAATTATGCGTAGGGGAAGGCACCACTTGCAGTGTTTACGACTTCGCGGCTGAAGGTTGAGCCGTAGTTGCAACGAAGGCCGTGACGTGCCTTAGCTGCAGCTTCGCCACCAGAACCAGCTGCTTGGAGGTAGGTTGCTACGGTAGCCGTGCCATTGAGGTTTGCACCAGTGAAGAAGTTTGCATTTGCCTTATTCGTTACGGTGGTTGCAGCAGCAAAGGCTGCTTCGGTTGTTTCGGTAGTAACGACCCAGTTGCTTGCGGTTGGCTTGACAAGAACTGCGGCGCATTCTGGACGGAGAACGCCAGTACCAGCCATCATGCTTGCGACAGTGAAGGTGGTGTTGCGACGGATATCATCAAGGGTATCAACCTTGAGACCTTGCAACTTGAGAGCTGCAACCGCGCTACGTTGGAAGAGAAGACCGCATACACCAGCATCACCGAAGGCGAGGTTGTAACGATCTTCACCGATACCGGAGAAGTTGGAGGTTGGGAGGTGGTTGCTCTTGATGATACGAACACCCATGTACTCAAGCGAGTCCATGAGACCGTTCATACCCTGTGTGAGAGCAGCACCAAGACCGCCAGCCTGAGCAACGCCACCGAACATTGGTTGCATGTTGACAGTTTCGGTTGATGCACGTGCAACGCCAAGCGCACGGATGTCTTGGAATGCGCGTGGTTCGACGGCGAGGTAAACGCCATCGGTTGGTGCATTGATCGTCTGGAGGTATACAACGAAGTCTTCGCAAGCCTGAAGAGCTGCGAGAGCTGCGTTTGCGCGGTCTGCTGAAGCAGAAGCTGAGCGACCGAGGTCGAAGAACTTACCGTTGAGGAAGACTGGTCCAGCTGGAACTGAGCGTGGGTCATCAGTGCCAACGACAGATGGTGTTCCGTCGCCATCCCACGCTGTGTTAAAGTTAAGGTCTTCAGCTGCTGCTCTTGCAATGTAAGCAGCAATTTGCTTATCACGTGCATTAGCAAGGGTGAGACCAGCTTGACGCGCAAGCTCAGAGCGGAATTCCCACTGAGTTTGCATGAGATCTACGTTGTCGATTTCGAAGTGTGCTGCGATTGGACGCTTATCAAGCTTGATAGCGATGGTCGCAGAAGTGCTGTCGGTTGTTGAACCAACGAGTTCCTTACCAGCGGCCCACGCAGCGTTGAGAGCTACGGTACCAGTGATTGGGAATTCCATAGCAACGCCGTTGCTGATGGTCTTTGAATCAACGAGTGACTCAAACATGTTGTATTCATCGTAAGCGTGAATGGTTTCACCAGACCAAATGCTGAGCCAGAGCTTACTAGCACCTGCGATTGGACCTGAGATTCCTGCTGCTACGTCTGATCTGTATGGAAGATTGTCTGCTGTAATATCTGTACCTGTTACTGGCATGTTTTATATCCTTATTATCTTAATGAATTGAAATCTGTTTTTGCCATGCGTGTTTCTACCGCTTGGCGGAATCGTGGATCACCCGCGAATCGGGGGTCTTTACGATCCTTATAAAATTCTGCTTTGGAAGCATACGCTCCAAGCGTTGGGGTAGCCGTCGTAGCACCAACCTTTTGGGATGATGGTGCCTTAACTGGCTCATTTGCGGTTGGCTTCTTTGCTGCTGCGGATTGATACTTAGCGTTCAATCCAAGCAAAGCTACCTCCCAAGAAGGTGAAGACAATGCGGCATTCACAGACTTCTGGTCTTCGGTTGAAAGATTCTTACTTGCCCAATCGAATACACGGGCGAGTTGATCCTTTCCTCCTACAACCCCTGCTGCGCTGCCGTATGCCTGTTGCAGACGGGCCTTCTGTCCCGCTAAGAAGTCATCAATAACGTAATCTGGTAACTTTGTCTTCGTCTTGATTGCTTCACGTGACTCATTAGATAGAGTGCCGTTGACAGCAACTTCAGTTGAATACTTGTTCCATTCATCCTTAGTGAGAATTTCTGTCTGCTGTGGTGAAGTAGGTTGCTCCGGTAGCTTATCTGGAATGCGAAGTTCCTCCGGAATCACAGGAGCTGGGGCTTCCTTTGGTTGCTCTGGAGCTTCGGGTGTTGCTACTGGAATCTGCTTCTTAAGGTCAGAGATTTCCTGTCGAGCCTTGGTATACTCTTTTTGAGCAGACTTAAGGGCGTTGAACCAATCCCCGACAGACTTGAAGTTGTCTGGTACTTGGATTTGGTTTTGAATAACGTGTGTTTCAAACGCCCTAGCCTCGCGGTCAACAGGTGTTGAAACCGCTGATTGTTCCACTGCTTGTGGAGTCGTTGGTTCTGTGTTTTCCATAATTAACTTGTCGTAATAGTTACAGTTGGTTTAGTTTGACCAAAGTACCAAGCACCTCTTGTAGTTGGTCCTACTTGATACTTTGTTCCATCGGGTAGGTTAATGAAAGAATTGCCACTACCATCTATAATGTGAGGAGGTACTGTAATTCTCCAAACATTTTGGCCCTTCTTTGGTCCGTGCTGAATTGTTCCACCCGTAACAATACCCTTGTCGGTTAAACAATCAGCTAATACATATCTATCTGGCGGGGCGTACTGATTACCAGTAGAGTCACATGGTCGTAAGCCACCGTTATCTGTAATTCGTTTAATCTCAACAAGAATATCAGATGGCAATACGTATGGGTTTTCTCCTTCTGGGATCTCACCTTCTCCGGGGAAGATGATAAAGGGATTACAACCTAATAAAGCAAGGTGGTAATACAATTCAATGGCATAACGATCATCGAACTGATAGAATGATGGATTATACGCCCAGTGTGGTGTGCCTACCCATGCAGCCCAATCCCGTCTATAATTGACTCTAGATGTTTCAACAGCCTCAGCAAGATCTCCCATGAAGGAGTACATGACGCGGCCAGCATCTCCAGCTAGGGCGTTGGTTAAAACGCCGCCATCAGCGGGTCGAACAAAACCGTATCTTTGAACATCAGTTGTCGGTGTTGGGTGATATCCAAAGACTGTTGGCATGTTGCTAGCGTATCCGTATAGCTCCGGAGCTCCTCGACAGAGAGGGTGTGCTAAATAGTTTTCTGCATAGTGTTGTGCGCGAATGAGCCAAGGAGTTTCCCACGGCTCTCCACCAATAACACCATAGTCAGAATAGTATCCAGTAAACCACGGCTTTTGAATGGTCTCTTTTAGAACTAACTCTACACGTTGTCGAATATGAACGCGGCCCATCATTCTACGCCATGCGTACCATAATGGATTTCTGCTGCTGGTGTACGGAGAGATTCCTGGACTTGCTACGGTAATGTTCCAATCAGCAAATGCAGTCTGAACAGCCGATAGTGTATTGGCTATTGGAGAAGATGGTCTTGCAATGTTTGTGTAATAGACCAACAATTCTCTCATGCTTTGATTTGTAACTGGATCGCCATACAGTGGATTCTCAAAACGTGCGTCGTTTATCATAGAGAATGGTACTCTAGCATCCTTATCGGTCATCCAGGTTGGTGCAGTCCAACCCGGATCTGCTATAATTTGATTGCTGTTTAAAGACCATAAGCGCCATTGTTCTTGGTCATCCACAATGTAATCAAACGTTGCATCGTTTGTTTCGCATAATTCTACCCACTTGGTCCATGTGGTTTTAAAGTCAACGGATTGGTGTAAACGTTGGAACGGGGAATTTATGAAAGTACCAGCAGCACCGTGTGCTGCCATCTGTTGTCCAAGTGTTTTATAGTGGTTACTATTTGCGCGATCATTACCACCAAGAGTGTCATCCAACCAATACTGTGGCATGATAACACGTCTTCCCTTAGG